ATGGATTCGCTACCATACCGTAGCGAGTCTTAAATCCGATTTTTGGCTGGAAGGTGTTCTCACCAACGGCACGGACCATTTGGAGAGGAACATATGGGCAATAGAATAGTCCAGCATCATAAGGTGAAGAACCCTTATAACCGACAACATAATACTGACCACCATCAGCACCAGGATTTACACCACCAGAATAAGGATCGATATAAACACGGTACTTACCCATGAGAACACCAGCAAAGGTATTACCAGTGTCATCTACATTTAGGTTAGCATTTAGAGCTGGGGTATAATCAAGTACGCCCGCCATGGTGAGAGCAGAAGCTACATCGGAGGAGCACATGATTACATTGCCCTTTCCTCTACGAGTTCTGATTGCAATTGCGTTGGCATCGCGCTCGATTTGGAAGAGTAGACCCTTAAACTTCTCTACGCTCCAACGACCATTGGAGTCGATGTCAAGGTCAAATACACCAGCAGTAGCTACATTGTTAGCAGCACCCTGTTCGGCAACTTTATAAATGGTACGAATTACTTCGCGGTTGATCTCAGCAAGAATCTCAGTTGAGAGAATGTTTGCGAGTTCCGCTTCGGCATTCAAACCATGAATTGCCTTTAGATCCTGAGCTAGCTCAAGGCTGTACTCAGCTTTTAGTGCTCTGGACTTTGCTTCAACAAGAACCTTCTCAATTGAGAAAGCCATTTCGTTGAATTGACCACCATTATCAGCACCTAGAGCTTCAGCATCGCCAGTCTTCATGCCTTGGCCAACATTGTAACCTAGGGAAGAAGCAGTACCGACCGGATTTAGAATACCAGGATTGCTACCAGTTTGAGTACCACCAGTAGTACCAAGACCAGCAATAGCATCAGTGGCATTAGAAGCACTTCTGTTTGCATTGGTACCAGAGAAGGCGGTATTTACTTCGTCATAGAAGGTTTCATCGCCATTTTGGTTGTTATAGCGGGAGCGCATCGCAAAGATTAGACCAGTAGGTCCAGTCATTGGCTGAACGCCAGCTAGGTCATATGCCACAAGATTAGGCATAGAGCGGCGAATTAGGCTGATTAGAACAGGGTCAAAACCAGCAACAGGGCCACCAGCGGTTGCACTACCACTAAATGCACCGCTAGCACCAGCAGCATTACCTGCGTTGGTTGGTGACTCCATAAGTACACCACTAGAGAAGGCGCTTTCTTCTCTTAGGAATTTTTCTTGGTTTTCGAGCAAGACAGCGGTTACTGCTTTACGATGAGAATCTTTGATTGGATCAAGACCATCATAGTTGAGAAGCGGTGCCCACTTTTCTTGCAGATGCTCAGATTGGAACATTTGCTTTTACCTCTTTAAAAATGTTTTTGTTTTGTTTGATTTAATATTGAAATCAGTTTTTAGCCAACATGGAAAGTGCCTTCATGTAGGTGTTCATTGATGGGGAATGATCCTCAACAGATGAAACTACACCTTCTGAAAGTGTTTCAGGTTGAGCAGTTGGAGCTGCATACTTGGTTGGGAAATATGATTCCCTTAAAGTCTCCAATTTTTCACGATATTCTTGCTCACTTTCAAACTCAACACTTTCGGCAAGTGAAGCGAGCTTTTCTTTCTGAGTGATAGCTAGACCATCAGATACTACATCAAAAATTCTATCAGCAACCGACTCTGAGAGTCTTTTGTTGAGCTGAATATTTCTCTCAATTTGCTCGTTGAGTTTTGTCTCCATTTCATCAAGTTTTTCTACCATATTCTCTAGTACATCATATTTTTCTTCAGGGAGTTGTACATAATGTTCTTCAAAAAGATTCTTGAGATTACTCAAGAATGATTCACTAAGTTGCTCTTTAATTCCATATTCAATGGCAAGAGTATTTTCTTGCATCCATTCATCGGATACATATTCTAGATAAGAATCAACACGCTCTTGAAGCTCATCTCTCATGGAGCTAACTTCTTCATAGAGGCGTTGCTCATAAGCTTGTTGATACTGTTCATCAAGCACATCACGAATTTCATTAACTTTACTACGAAGAGCAGCTTCAAAGATTATCTTTGCTTTATCTTTAAACTCTTCGGAAAGATCTTCGCCTTCAACTAGAGCCTGGACATCTTCCTCGATATCAAACTCTTCTTCTAGCTCTTCGTCTTCTTCATCTTCTTCGCCATCTTCTTCGTCTTCGTCATCTTCGCCATCTTCTTCATCATACTCTTCTTCTAGCTCGTCATCTTCTTCGAGTTCTTCTTCCTCGAAATCTTCTTCTTCATCTTCTGCCTCTTCTTTTACTGCCATTTTTTGCATGGCTTCAGCAGCTTTTGCTTTTGAATTGACTACATCACTAACACTCTTTAGAGTAGCAGCTGGATCTTTAATCTTTGCTGACTCATCGTCAGATTTGTAGTTTTCTGGAGTAGGTCCACCTAGATCTTCCCAGCCAGTTGCACTTTGACCATCAGGAATACCAGTAGTTAGATGTGGCATTGACTCTGCTGGTTTTGCATTTGCATTTACAGCAGATCTGGATTGCTTTGTGCCTACTTCCATTTCTTGTAAATTTTTTCCACGAGACATTTGAACTCTCCGATTTAGCTATGTATTAAATCTATATTTATTTATAATTTAAAAAATTAGAGAGAATTTAAAAATTCATCAAATAGCTGAATTTTCTTCTCCTCTAGTTCTCTTGAATTTACTAAATGATTAATTTTTTTCCTAGTATTTTCTACCAACCAATCATTTCTAGATGCATCATATACCCACTCTACTCCTTCCATGATTCCATTGACAAACGCATCAGGCGCAGAGGGATCTGCAACAATGTCAGCTGCAGTAGCTAACATAAAATCATCAGAAACATAACGAACACCATTACGCTCAACGAGAGAGCCAATTCCACGAGAGGAAACACCAAGTTTTACTCCTTCTGATATTAAAGAAGAAGCAATCTTACCCATAGGAGTATCTAAAATTTTGGCTTTTCCAATGAAGTTATTACCATCTTCTCTGAGAGAAGTAATCATGTGTGATACACGATCTAAATTTACAGTCGGTCCAGATGGGTGCCCAAGTTCACCTAAAGCTCTACCTTTACTGATGTAATTTTCTGTATATCTTCCAACTTCTCTAGCTAGAGTTTCCATTGGATAGCATCTACCATTCCTATTTTTTATATCTGCCTGAAGAAAAATTCCCTCAATGTAGAGAGACTTTTTTCCATTTTTTTCTTCGGTAACAAATTTTACTTTAGAAATTTCTTCGGTGATTAGTTTCATTTTATTAGTTTGTAAATGCTACTTTGTTTGCTTGAATTTGTGAAGAAGTATAGATCACATCAGTTGGTAATTTTTCCAAAAATTCCACTGTGGCTGATGGTATTGCGAATTGAAAAGTAGTTCCGGCCCCAACAGAAGTTGAAATACTAACAGTTACAACACCTACAGTATTATTATATAATCTCACACAAGTAGCAGACCCAATACTAGAAGCTAGTCCGGCACTAGTTGGAGTTGCAACTACATCAGAAAGAATTTTAGTTCTTTGCATTATCTTTAAAATAATTTTATCTAATTATTTATCAATCCTCAGTTTCTCCAAATAAAGATGCAGCAACATAAGGTTTAAAATCGTCAATTTTAGCTGCAGACTTTGCATAAAGAATGTCTTTTATTTTGTCGCTAATCTGAGAAGGTGATTCATCAGAAGCAATCATATCCATTAGGTCATCCATAAAAATTAAAATTATAGGTATTTTTATTTAGAGTTAAATTTCTCCACCTTTTGGTGGTTTGATTCCTTTTTCACTTGGCTGGGGTTCAATTGGAACTTTTCCCATTTCTCCTTCTATATTGCCAGTATTTTCTATTGGCATACCTGTATTTGGATCTACAGGAATACTTGGATCTGGTATTATTCCCTCTTCAATTTCTTTTTTAATTAATTCATCTTGCTCCACAATTTCTTGATCTGTCTGGCGAAGAATTTGCCTTCTTACATAATCTTGAGAATAATATTTTCCAATATAAGGTTCTGCCATTGACAGCATATTAAGTCTATCTGTCATTAATTCGGAATTTTTCAGTTCCGCAAAGTGATTATCATATAAAAAGTCATATTGAATATGTTCATTCATTAAATCCCAATCTTCCGGAGTAATAATATTTTTCAATATTAATTGAGTTTTAAGCATATCACTAAACATATTAGAAAATCTTTTTCTCAATCTTCCAACAAACTTACTAAATTTAAGCTCATCTCTTAGAATTTCTGATGATCTACCTAGATTGAATCCACCTTCCCCATCAATTCTTGAAGGTGGTACATTTAAAGCCATGTATAGTTTAGATTGAAAATAATTAATATCTGTAATTTCTCCAAGATTTTGG